GAATGATAATGTCCTCCATATTGATTACCACTATGATTGCAAACCGCAAATAAATCATAAATATAATTATTAGAATTATAGCCAATAATATAAGGTTTCATATTTAAATTTTTTATTGGAAAATCTACAATAGTATGAATTTTACCACCATTATAATTAAACCTCATTAATTCAATTATTAAGATGTCAGGTAATGACCAAAATATAGTATTTTTACGAACATTTATTTTGGTTTTAGTATCTTCATTATACCATGCATTATCATCTTTTAATTCCTCTGATTGTGTATATTTTTTTAAGCAATCATATAATGTAATACCCTTAATATTATAAATAGGTAGTTGTATACTATAAAATGGGTCAGCAGTTACAGAATATACTTTATTAGAGTCATTATAATCTTTAATTAAATTAACGGAAAGTCCATTAAATAATCTAACAATATCAGAATAATCATTTTCTATAATTTCTTTAAATCGTTTATATACCTTAACTGCAATGACATCTCTTTTATTTTTAACATCACCACTAATAGATATATTTACCTTTGTAGATAAATTTTCATGAAAACAATTTAAAATAAATATTAAAAATTCGCATGCATCATTTTGATCAAATCCGGAAAACATAGTATTATTTTGTTTTTTAGATTCATTTTGAATAGTTTTCAAAAACGCACCAGGTGATATTTTACAATTTTGAGACCATATTAAATTTAATAATTTTTTCCATTCAATAAATACATTATTTTTGGAACATAACTTTTCATTACTAAATTTATTAACAATATCATGAATTTCATATATATGAGATATTATTTGAATACATGAATTCATATAGCATGTATTTCCTAGATTAGCTAATCCAGTTAATCCCCTATCTTTATATTTTTCTTTATTATACATATTTAAATTCTACTTTTAAATTTAAATAGTTATATTCAATTTTTAATTTAAAATAATTTTTATTTTAAATATATATGAATAACAATAACGAAACAGATAGATTGAATACAAGAATAATAGATTCATATTTATCTCATATAAACAGAGTAGGAAATAATATAACAACCTTAATAACTTTAATGAGTAATCAAGAGCGAACATTGCATGACTTGATTGAATATTTAAATATTTATCCAAGTATAAGAAGAAATTTAGTTGAATTAAATAGAATGAGTCAAGCACAAGATATAAATGAAAGAGTATATAGGGATATAAGAAGAAATACAAATACGAGTCAATATAATAATGAAATAAGAGAAGATAATACAGAAAATACAAATAATGCAAATAATGCAAATAATGCAAATAATATAACTAGAACTAATTTGGAAAATATTATAATAAATGAAGCAAATATATTACGTAATTTAGCAAATAATAATCGTCCTAATAATAATTCAAGAATGAATTCACATAATAGAGATAATAACAATGTAGATATAAATAATGCAAATACTGAAAATGATGAAATAAATATAAATGAAAGCCGAAATATAACACCAATTAGGAATACTATAAATTCTTTAAGAAGTCAAACACCATATATTAGAAGATACCAATCTAGAAATCAAATGAATAGAAATGAAATTATTAGAAGAAATTTGCTTAATTCAGAATCAACTAATAATTTAAGATTAAGAAATCCATTTACAGATAGAGGATTAAGAACTGGAATAAATGAGCGTAATTTACGAGATGCAAGTGATGTGTTTATAAGATATTTTCCTGATTTCTATGCAAATGGTCAATATATTGGTCCTACAATAAGTACTTATACTAATAATGAAGAATTAAGTGAAGAGTTTTTAAGACCAATACCAGTTCATCCTACAAGTGAGGAAATAACAAATGCAATAAGAGTAGTAGATTACGAATCAATTATAAATCCTCCTAATGCAATTTGTCCTATAACATTACAACCTTTTTTAAATAATGAAATGGTAAGTGAAATATTGTATTGTAGACATATTTTCAATACAGAATCTTTAAACGAATGGTTTCAAGAAAATGTAAGATGTCCACTGTGTCGTTATGATATTAGAGAATATAATCCAAGAACAAGAAATACACTAAGAATACAAGAAATAAATGAAGAAACTATAGAAGAAGATTCCCAAGAGGATGCTCAAGATGATTCACAACATGATGAAGAAGAATATGATGAAACACATGAAACTAATAATAACGATAATGAAACTATAATGGAAGAAGAAATAGTAAATAGTGATACAAATAGTGATAATAATAGTGATGATACTATAGTAAATACAATTCCTCAACAAGTTAATGTATTAAATAATCATATAGCAAATAGTAATGTAAATACGCAAAATTCTACTGGTAGTATTATAGATACAATATTCAATGGTATGAGAGTAAATAATAGAAATAATGAATTTACATCACCATTGTTTAATAATTTATCATTTATAACTAATTTAGACAATAGCGTTGAAAATATAGAATCATTAATACGAACAGACAATTCTTTAAACAATTTTTTAAATAATATAAATTCACAAATTAGTGAATTTAATAGAAATAATTTTGAAAATTCTTATTCACAATATAATAGTGATATATCTAATAACTATTCTCCTGTTTGAAATTAATTTGTAAATAATTATATTTTTTTTATTTTTTCTATTATTTTATTGTACTTATTAATTACATCTTCATTTTCCTTGTTTTCCTTTAATAAGTAATCAATTGTATACATTGGATCTATTACAGATTGTTTCTTTTTTTGAAATTCCTCATTTGACATTTCATAAAAATCAGTAAAACAATATTCCATTAAATCCGAATTTAAAATAAAAGGATTTAAATTGTTTTGATGTTTATAGCACAATATATTTTTTAAATATTCTTCATTATCAACTGGGTCTTTTATATTCCATAACAATAAAGTTTTAAAATTTATAATATCAGAAAGTTTATTAACATAATCATATTTTATTGAAAAATAAGCTAAGCTTCTTGATATTTTCCCTCTAGAATATTCAGTTGGTATAAATATTTTTTTTTTTCTATTTAATACCATTAAATAACCATTATTTTTATAAATTCCATGAAAAGTAGTTTCCTTCTCACCTTTTAGATTTAAAAAACAATAATTATCATCATCAATGAATTCACTCGGGTCAACATATTTAAAATTTTGTCTTTGAGAATTTAATTTTGAATTGCACAAATATAAATTATGTAAATCACTCTTAATAATATTTTTATTTGTATCATTTTTAAATAAAGATTGTGGAAATATGTGCTCTACATTTTTTTCTTCTAAATTATCTCCGTATATATCTATCATGTTTAATTCTTTTTTCATTATATTTCTAGCTTTTGTATAAGTTAAAGAAATGAAATTATGATTTATTTCATCTGAAAGATATTTTCTTAATTTTTGTGGATTTACACTTTTAATTAATTTTTCATTTAAAGCAAAAATTATTTTCATAGTAAAAAATAATATTAAAAAACTCATTTATATTATTTTTTATTTTTTTTAACGAAAAAATAGGAATTATTTATATAAATATAACTTAATATATGATATTAAATTTAGAAGCACTATTAAAAACAACAGCAGGTATGTATGTATTCTGGATATTTCTCCATTATACAAGTGTTCATTTATATGCACACTATTGTAATAATTTAAGTATATATGGTTTTTTACTTTCACCATTAACTAATGCAACACCTATATGTAAAAGTTTAAACTATATTATTTATAATGGTGGAAATAATATAAATTCTATGTGGATAATTATTGGTTCATGGTTTTCTGGTTTTTTAGTATTGCCTAAAAATTAACAGCATTTTTTTGATGATGTAGTACGTGCAGAGCATTTTTTCGGAACTGAACTTCCTAGATTTCTAGTAAATCTTAAACCAGTTTTTATTGAATTTTGTTCCACAATTTTATTAGGATTATTATTTTTAGAATTTTCTCCTACCTCATATGAACCAATTAATTTAGTTCTCATTGATGAATCAATTACTTGAATTGTTTTTATTCCTAGACCATTTTTATTTGAACTTTTTAATTCAGATAAAGAAACTTTATTTGATGTTGTTGATACTCTTCTATTCCAAGAAAAAAAGCTAGAACCATCTTTTTGATAAATTTTTGTTCCTGTTTGGTACATTATATATATCTATTAGAAATTAAAAACATAATTTTTTGTTTGTTCTTGGTTTAAATCATCTATATTACCAATTCCTAAATTATGCATTAATTCTAAGCAACAATCATTAATTGCCTTTTCACGTTAAAATTTCGTTTGATTTGTAATATAATTTGAAAATTTATGTTCACTTTGATTTATATAAATTATATTTGGCTCAATTATAAAACGAGTTCTTTTATAAATTAACTTGTCTAATGAATTGTTAATAACTTCCTTACTAAATTCTTCACAAATTCTTTTTAAATTCATTCATATCTTTACAAAATATGATGATATTGTAGTTATATTGTTTTTCTTATTATTTATTTTATTTAAATATGGATCAAATAATATTTGTTTTACTTCTTTGCTTTTAATATCTTCCACTTTTTTTATATATTTATCATTTGGTAAGGTTTGTTTAAAATCCTTTATAATATTATTTATTTTTCTTATTTTGAATACTTGTTTTTTGTATTCAGGTATTTGTTCTAGAACTAATGAAAACAACTGCAATAATGGTTTCATTATTTGATTACTTATATAAAACCCATAATCAGGTTTCAGATTATTTTCATTAATAAATGCAGGTGTTTCTATTTTATCACCCTGTAATTTGCATTTTTCCTTTCCTTGGATATAAACAAATGGTATGCGGTCTCCAGAAGATGGTTTATTACCTGGGTCTCTTTTTGCAATTCTATCTGCTAATACTTTATGTGCGATTTGGTCTGGGTTTTTATAATTTGAACGTAATGACTTTGTAATTATTAATTTATCAATATTTATTTCTTCTTTTAATAATGATTCTAATTTACTTTTTACAAAATCTAACGCTTTAACAATATCCTTTTCTTTCATTAAAATATCAATAACACCTCCATAAACATCTTTTACAATTGGTGCATTATCTCTTCTTTTTAATACAATTCCCATTTCTTTTCTTTTTCCTTTATTTATATCTGTTTCGTAAAGCATACCAACATATCTCTTTTTTGATAATAAACAAAATGGCATAAATGTTTTTTCATATTCTAAATCATGTGGTCTTTTTAAAAATTTAGAAGCAATTTCACCAGCTTCTTGTGCAAGTTCAATTGTTATTTCTAGAGCTTTTTTTCCTACTATTTTCTCTCCAGTTTCTGGGTCTTTTAAATTAAATGTAAAGAATACCGAATCTGTATCACCATATATATATTCTGCATTGCTTAAAACATTACCATAATTTTTTGTACTACATATTTTATTTCCATATACTTCTTCAATTACGCGTTGAGCGTAAGTTAATAATTTTCGTCCTGTAGCGGTTGTTGATGCAGCTACATCCTTTTCATAAAAAGTACTAGTTCTTGCACCACACTGACCATATAATGAATTTGCAGTTATTTTATAACTTAATTGTCTTTTATCTAAAATATTTTTCATAAAATCATCATTTTGTTTAGGAATCAACTTTCTAGTTGCTTTTCTTGCTTTCAATAATTCTTCCAAAATAGATGGCATTATTGATTTTGTTCCATCTTTTTTCTGTGCCCACCTGCATATTTTTATACCTGTTTTTATTTTGACAGCTGCTTTCTGAGGGCTTTCACGAAAATCTTTATAAACATCATATGTTATATCTACGTACTCATAACTTGGTAAATTATCGTATATAAAATTACCTGAACCATCTTGTTCTCCTTCAACATTTATCAAATTATTATCTTTATCATACTCTTTTGTCCAAACTTTACTATCATGTGATAAATTTTCACTTATCATAGACGAAGGATATAGTGAAGCATAATCCACACAAGCTACTGGGTTGTCTAAATATAAATTACATTTTGGGTCTAACACTATTGCACCTTCATATCCATCATCAAAATCTTTTTTTTGTATAGTTTTCATTAATGTATTTTTTTCTCTGCATTTTTTTGCTATAAAACTCGTTAGTTTTATTCCTTGTCCTCTCATTACTAGGAAATTCATCGGAACACTACAAATTTTTGCCATTTCTATAAATCCAGTTATTACATCTATTTTATTCATTAAATGATGAACTAGATTACAATCTTGAATACAGTATTTTGCAATTATTCCTCTTTCATTTGGACCTTTATTTGTTAAGTTAAATATATCTTGGGGAGATACATCATCCTTAGCCAACCCCCAACGTACTGTTTTACTCATATCAAAATCTTCGTGTCCTTTTATAGAAAACATTTTGCTTTCTTCATCTATATGTACAATTTCAAATTTTTCTCCATTTTTATAATTATCTACACTATGTGCTATTTCTTCAAAATGTATATATGAACCTACATAAATACCCATCATATTTTTTGTATATATTTCTGTTTCTAATTCATCATCTTCTGTTTCAACATGTTCTATACTTATTACTTTATCTCCTATAAATTCACCAGCTACATAATCTAATTTATATGATGTTAAATTATAGTCTCTTCTAAAATAGTTATATAAATCTACTTGTAAACGACCATTCATTTGAATATAATGTAATTCGTGTTCTCCACTTGCAATTACTATTTTGCTTTCGGCAATACTATATTTACCATCTTCATTTTTGCCGCATAGTTCTTTTTTATTTCTTGATAACTTCAAAAACTGATTTACACAATTGTTTTCAATTGACCTTTCAAACATAAATTTATAATCAAAACCAAAAATATTGTATCCTATTATTATGTCTGGATTTTCATTTTGAATTAACTTTTGCCATGCAAGTAATACTTCCTTTTCTGTTTTATAACTTTCTATTTTACTATTTTCAGTTGTTAAATTTGAACAACTATTTAAAACAATGCAATGATTCAAATAAGGATCTTTTTCACCATAATTTAAAAATGTGCTTCCAATAAATGTGCATTTATCGCCTTCTAAAGGAGGAAAATATTTTTTTAATGAACAATTTATATAATTTATTTTATCATCATGTTCCATATTTGATTTTAACAATTCTATAATACTTGTATTGTTTCTTATTTTTTGAACTTTATTTTGATAATTATACTCATTATCATCATCATGTTTATTATAATAATTCAAAATTGTATTTTTTGTTTCTGCATTTATATTTTTATAATTCTCTTTTATCCATAAATTAAATTGTTTTTGAATATAATTTTCGTCTATTTTATTTTTTGGATATACATTTTGTATTTCTTCAATATAATTTGGTTTTAAATCAAAGGCAGTATATATTATATCTTTTAGTGTTTCTACTATATCTTCATCTATATTTTTCATATAATTCACCATGTCTCTAGCTAATTTTGTATAATCTTTTATAGCAAGTGGAAAATCACCATGACTACTGCTTGCTTCAATATCAAAACTACATATTTTATAAGGTACAATTGTTTCTTTTTCATTCAACGGAACTATTTTATCAAATGATACTTCAAATTCATAATTGCAAGTGGTTGTTTTCCTTCTAATTGGTTTTATTTTTGGTAATTTAATCCATCCAGATGGACTTATTTCTTGAATATGAAAATATCGTAATAATGGAGGTATATGTACTTCATATATTTCTGTTTTTGTATTTTGATATAAATATCCATCTGGTTTTAATTTTCCGTTTTCGTAAAATAAATATTTTACTTTATTTAAAGCTATTGTATTTTTAAATTTTATTTCAATAAAATCGTGGTCTGAACCACCATCAAAACCATATAATTTTTTCTTTTTTACCATTTTAAACCCTACTATTGAATTTTCATAATATGGACCTATTCTATTTTTTATATGTTCTAGAAATTTTGACAAATAAGATGGTTTCCATTTTTTATTTATTTTTATGTAAAAGAAAGGATGATAATTTTTTACAAAAATGGAGCAAGTTTCTCCTTTTTCATTTATTCCAAACATTTGTATTTCAAATGTTTTTTTATCTGTATATTTTTCTTCCTCACTACCTGAAGAACTATCGTCTTCATTTGATTCTAAGTTATAAATATTAAAATCAAATAATCTGAATTCCATATATGTATATTTAATTTATTTTTAATAATTTTTATTAATCAATTTTAAAATAATTTTATTAGTATTATATTTAGATAATTTAGATATAATTATTTTTATTATTAAATATTATATTATATTATAATGACTTCAATTAGACACGATATAAAAAAATTGCAAGATGAATATAAAGACATATCTGGAAATATTGAAACTTGTAAATTATTAATGGATACGTTAGATAAAGATACCAATCCAAAATTTAAGAATTTATTAAATAATGTAAATCAAGAACTAAATAATTACAAAGTTAAAGTTAGAAATGACCAATATAAAGAAAGACAAAAAATATATGATGAAATAATAAAAAAAATATACGATGATAAAGAATATAAAGAATATAATAAAAATGAATATTATAAAAATGATGCAAATAATAATACAAATAATAATATATGTAAAGTTCCGTATTTCGTTGAAAAAAAAGAATTAAAATATAATCCCAAACTACCTGAACCATATGATAAACCATATGAAATAATTTATGAGGAATCAGTAATAAGTTTTGCTGGAAATAAAGAAGAAATAGATGATTTATCAAAAAATGCATTAAATATTAAAAACAAATTTGACAATTTTAAAAATGGTAAATTAGAAGTAGTAAATAAAAGTGAAGTTGAAGTAGATATAAAAGATATAAAAGATATATATATAAATAACACTATAGAAAAAATGCTAATAGATAAAAAAAGTGGTATTACTCATGCTAATCAATTTAATAACAGAATTGGGGAAGGAATTAATAAAACTGGTAGTATTCTATATAATGCACGTGGTAATACTGTTAGTTTTGTAAAGAATGTTCCTGATAAGATTAGAAAATTGGTAAACAAAGTGAGAAGCAATAATAATAATGTTAATAC